CCGTCCAAGTATGCAAGCAATAGCCGTAGCGTTGGTTGCGGCGCCCTAGCGTGACCGTTCTCCAATTGGTGTATTGTGTTGACGCTAACGCCAAACAAATGGGCCAACTCATTACAAGTCAGCCCAAGTGTTAGCCGTGCCACCCGGAAGCTTTTAGCTCTCATGATTCAAAGCATAAGCTATAACGTGCATTGCGTCTCGCTGGATTATCTGAGCCAGTTCTTTAGGCGTTACGCGCTGATAAATTATTGTCTCGTTCGGGCGGGTTATTTTTACGGTGTAAGTCATTGTTTTGTTGCTCCTTAGATTTCGGTAATAAGGTTAAAGCCTTGGCGCCACCCGATGATGATCTGCTTTACCCTGTAAAGTCGGCTATACTCGAATTCGTCGCCGCGATCCCAGGTCAGCTTGATGTAATCATATTTAGTCATTGTTTGTTGCTCCTTTCTCGTTAGTTTGAGGTCCAAAGTGTTGAGTTCCAAAGTAACTATAAAAATAATTAAGGTTGTCGGTCACAATTCGAATTGCTTTATGGTTGGTATCATCGCCATGGTCAGAGACCAGCTTGGCGAGATTCAGTAAGGCTGCAGTGCCGTCCATTTTTAGTTTCTCCATAAAAAACCGGCGAAATTATCCGCCGGTTATATTTATATAGCAGGACTTTATTGTGTCAACTAGCAAACGATCTCAATTGTTCACGCCGGCGGTTTAATTGACTTGTCAAAATAGCCGCCTTTGCCTCAAGCCTTATTGTGTTTTGTGCGATTAACCGTATGGCGTTATCGTGCTTGCCGGTTCCGTGATCCCGCACTAACTCAGCCAAAAGTTGAAGCGCCTCGGTGTAATCCATTTTTTTATCTTCTGACATTTCTTCTACCTTTCCGTCTGCGAGCCGCAGACCTGCCGTTTCTTTGCGCTATCCGTTTGTTCGCGGTTTCTACGGCCTCGCTGCCGTAGAAAAGACGCGCTATAATATTGAAAATAAACACTACCAATTGCCCTCATACTCGACGATATGGTCGTATAATGGCGCACTATCGATCCAATCCGCGGCACGTTCAAAAACGGTTGCGTCATAGTCAATGCTGGATTGGTAAACCTCACTGTTACCGAAAAAAGGGCCTTCCGTTTTTGGTAACTCACCCGATCGAATAGCTGTAGCAATCTGTCGGAGCTCTTTTGATTGAAGTTCGATTGCGCGGCAATCGTCGAAACCACCGGCAAAATGCTTAATTATATAACCATGTAAATCTGGATGTTTCCGCCAATAGCCAATCTCAAGTTGGACATTGGTCACTGTATATCCGTCAACCTTGGTCCGTTGGTGAGCGTAAGTATCAACCCATTTGCGCCCTTTTAAGTACATGTCCAAACCCATTGAAAACCTCCTTCTTTAGGGATGAGGCCTCAAGGTATGCGATTATCTGCGAGTAATCAAGTCCAAAACTTCGGACCAGTTAAATTTTTTTATCTGATGGCAAACAGGCTCTACAGCCTGAAGGCCTTCCATGCGTAGTTCGACAGCATGGTGACCATTAAACAGATATAGTTCTTGATCGGCCTTCGACGATGTTTGTTTACGAACAAGTATCCAAGAGCTGGCGTGTCCATGGCGACAAGCCCAAGCGACTTGGTGGGGCCGTAGTTCAACCGCGTTTGTGCTCGTATTCTTAAGCTCAATAAAATGAAAGTGACCCGCTTCATCACAGATCATTAAGTCCGGAACACCCGCCGAGGCCCACGTTTCAATCCGCGTCAGGATAACCTTCCGCGGGAGTTTCGTTATCCCGTCCTTCATCTGCCGATAAAAGTCGGCTTCTCGCTTTTGTACGGTTTCCGGAAGTGTTTTTTTGCGAATCGTCGGTAAACGTCGCGTCGATTGTGATCGGCTCATAGCTGGATTTAACCTCCTGTAGGGCTTTTAGAACGTCTTCCTTCGACATGCTATCAATTGAACCCGTTCGGATCTCGGACTTAGACACATAGATGTCACCCTGTGCCTGACCCCTTCGGTATTCTGCTTGCACAGCCGCCGAGAAAGCGCCATTTTCTAAAGCAGCGTCACGGATGATTTGAAGATCCCGTAGGTGGCGCTGATAGTTCAACCCGTACTTTTCATCCAACTCCTCACGATAGGACCTAATTGCCGCGACTACGTGAGGTGATATTTTAGGGTTAGTCAGCTCATAAGCCCGAGTATGTGCGCTGCTTGCCGGATAGCCCGCATTGATTGCCGCTTCACGCATGGTAATTTGACCATCCTTCGAAACCAGTTCTTTCACAAACAATTCCTGCCGGCGGGTCAAAGTGCTGTCCTTTTGAACCTTCGGGCGGCCCCGTTTTTTAGGTGTATCAGTCATCAAACAAAACCTAGTTAATTATATTGAGTAGGCCCTTTTTACCATCCTGCCCTATATAGTAAATTCAAAATTAAAAAAAAAATAAAATAAAATTTCAGGCCCCTTAAGGCAAAAACGCGATTTATCTATTTGTTCACACCTCTGTTTACCTAGTGTAACGACGGTGTAGCGGCCAAAACCCCCGTCATATAAGGGTTTTAGGCCTATTGTTACACGGTTACACCGATTACGGGTAGTTTGACAAAAAATATTTTTTTTAAATTTCTATTTCTATATATAGGGCCAAAAAGAAAGTGCTCATTCTTCAGACCCGTGGTCCGTGGTCCGCGGCAGGTAGACCAGCACGAACGCCCCACAATTCGAGCATAAGAGGTTTGTTTCTATGGAATAATTCTCGTAGAACTCTTCTTCTAGGTCGATATCTCCGCCCCATGTCAGCGGGTTTTTGCAGTGCCAGCAATTCATTGTGGTTAACCTTTCATTAATTGTTCTAGGACCGCGGGCCGTGGGTCACGTGCTGGGTTCCATGGTTCTTTGAGTGTTTCTGAGGCGTAGATTAGGTCTTCTTTCACGATAACCTGTCTATTATTAAGGCCCATCCTGCCTCGTTTTCCTGCTATTGCGTTTCTTGAGACGCCTAGTACTGCCCCGATTTCTGTATTTGATCTGCCTTCGGCGACCATTTTCAGGATTAATTCTTCTTGTTCATGTGTGTAAATTTTCAGCGTTGTCATGTGTTTTTCTCCTGTATGGGGCGACTTGGGTCGCCCCTACGTTTTCACGGGTGACGAAGCACGTTTTCAATAGTGCCTTTTAGGTTTGCCTTGATGCAGTAGTCAGTATCTCCGATAAGGTCGGCTTCATCGTTCGGCGCAGTGACTTGGTAGACAGTCCATAGCTGGATTGATGGATCGTAATAGTACCGCGCCCACTGGCCTTTTCCGTTGTGTTCATAATATGTTGTCATGTGTTTTTCTCCTAATTTTCAAACAACTGCCAGTTTTTTGCTGACCTTTACAGTCTAGCATGTTAAGTGGGACTTGTAAAGAGGGTTAGCTATGCATTGTTGCATATCAGCTATGACGAAATAGGTGTAGTATAAGCCTGACTTATATGCTAATGTATAAGAGTCGATGGAGATCGACAGTTGTTTGACAATTAGGAGAAAAAGCAATGTCTGATAACAAAAAGATTTTGGCACGGTTTCATTACGGCGCGGGCGGATCTTGGTTTCAAGCAGATACTGAGTTCGAGGCTGTTACAAAGCTCTTGAATAAGGTTCTACGAGATTGGGGCAGCTTAGTAGACATCAAAAGTGCCATCAAATCCGGCCTTTGTGTCGATCTTTACGAAGACGATACCTACGTCCGCACAATTCAGGTTACGGGGCAATATGTAGGAAACAAAGTAGTTCTTCCAACCGACGTTACCGTTGTCGATATCTACTAAAACATTACAGGGGCGACTTCGGTCGCCCCACCTCTCCTAGTTTACAAGCATCACTTCATATGATACCATCACTTAAGAGGAGAGTACAATGAATTTAAAAGAACAACGTTTGAAGGATAAAGAGGACTTGATGTACCACCTCGTTACCACTGCGGTAGAGGGCGGCTCTAACCATTGGCTGGAGATGTTTGCGCTCTCGGACGTTGACGGTAACGAACTTTCCTATCGGTCTAAATTCCTACAGCTACCGGCTATCACCACTGCGTTTATAACCGCAGACGACTTTGAAAATGGGGACACCCGCGCACTGCACCTGACGGGGATCGCTCCATACGTAACTGGTCTAAGAAAATGGACCCGTTGGAGGTTCAACCGTAACCAGCCAATCAAGGATTGGGCTTCAGTAGACTTCGATGCAGAAGATGCAGACGTGTTTATGCAGTACGCATTACTAGGTGAAATCGTGTACGGCTAACAGAAAGGAAACACTCATGACTAACTTATTATTAACCATAATTGCGATCCCGCATTTCTTTGCGTCGCTCTTAATCTTCAAGGGCCTGTACGACGTGATCCAAGATCGCACTAATAAGCTATTTGATTTTGGGGAGGATGACGAATGGTGGAAAGTTTAAGCTTTTGGGAACGCGCACAACGGATCAACTATACCAAGG